AGCGAGGAAATGCGATATGGAGGTAAAGGCTAAGATAAGACGTTGTCCTCCGCCATTAACTGCTTTTGGAAATTCTCCGTTGCGGGTGAATGTTCCAAAAGTCCCCACGCTGTGCGACCTTTTCAGGTCATAGCTGTGTACTTACCCATTTCCCCCAAATCCTGAAACTCCCCGAAGAAACCCTCTCTCTCGCCAAATGTTCTCTGCGGGCTGTGCACCTGTCACCGCACAAGTACACAGCTTAATTGCCCGTAATTCCTTGTTTTCATAATTCGTGATTTCAGATGCGTGTTGCATCTCCAATTTCTCACAGCATTTCATAGATATACTGGCTTCTTCCAATATGTGCGGGATTGTTGATTTCAGCAGTCAGAAGTATTCTGGCAGCATGGAAAAGAACATCGATACATTAACGGACGAACAAAGATTAAGCGAAGTCGCAGGAATACTTGCGGCAGGCATTATTCGTTTCAAAGAACGCCTGAAACAGAGTAAATCTGCGCCTTCTGGAGAACTTCCACTGGACTTAGTGCCAACCAGAAGCATGTGTGTAACCGTAACAAAAACGGAGAAACACCATGAATAACAATGTGCTGGCACAGGTTGCGGCTCTACCAAAAATGGGTGCGCCTGAGCTTAAGAAAATGTGGAAGGAATTGTATCGCACTGATCCACCTCCATTCAACAAACCCTATTATGTGAAACGGCTCGCTTACCGCATTCAGGAGGTTGCCTTCGGAGTTGATAGCAGCCGAGTCGATAAGCGACTGTCCGCCCTCTGTGAACGCGACCTGGATAAACCAGCAAAGGAACGCAAGCGGCTTGAAGTGCATCGCCCCGCTACTGGCACACGGCTCATGCGCGAATGGAATGGGCATGAACACCATGTTGCCGTCCTTGAGGATGGCTTCGAATATAAAGGCCAGCGGTACACAAGCCTCTCGGCAATCGCACGCAAGATAACTGGCACGCGCTGGAACGGATTGGTTTTCTTCGGACTCAAACGAATGAAGGATTACCGCCATGCTTGAAGCAAAAAGAAAAATCCGCGCAGCGGTCTACACCCGCAAATCACATGAGGAAGGGTTGGAACAAGAATTCAATTCGCTGGATGCACAGCGCGAAGCTGGTGAAGCCTTCGTTATCTCACAACGCCATGAAGGTTGGACACTGGTTGCCGACAATTACGATGATGGCGGTTTCAGCGGCGGGTCGATTGAACGCCCAGCCCTCAAGCGTCTGATGAATGACATTGAGGATGGCAAAGTGGATGTGGTGGTGGTTTATAAAATTGACCGCCTGACACGCTCGCTTATAGATTTTTCTAAACTGATTGAAGTTTTTGACAGGCGAAACGTATCGTTTGTTTCCGTGACCCAGCAATTTAACACCACCACCTCCATGGGACGGTTGATGCTGAACGTGCTGCTTTCCTTCGCGCAGTTTGAGCGAGAGGTCACAGGCGAACGCATCCGCGATAAGTTTGCCGCCTCCAAAAAGAAAGGCATGTGGATGGGTGGTGTGCCACCACTGGGATATGACATCATTGACCGCAAACTCGTGATTAACGAAGTCGAAGCCAAGGCAGTGCAGCACATCTTCGCACGGTTCGCGGAAATTGGCTCAGTCACCGACTTGGTGCTTGAGTTACGCAAAACAGGCTACCGTAGCAAAACCTATCGCAGCCAGAGCGGCAGAACGAAAGAAGGCCGTTACCTTGATAAAGGAACGCTTTACAAAATATTGGGCAACCGAGTTTACATCGGCGACATTGGTCATAAGGGGCAATACTACCCTGGCTTACATCAGGGAATTATTGACCGAGAAATATGGGATAAAGCGCAGGCAATAAAGGCGATTGACCCTCACATCCGCAAAATCCAGAACCATCACATCCCCTCTGCGCTGCTGAAAAGCGTGATGCGCTGCTCAGGCTGCGACTCTGGCATGACACCCACCCACACGCGCAAAAACGGCAAGCTCTACCGCTATTATAGCCCGAACGCCGTCATGAAAAAATCATGCGGCACTTGCCCCGTCGGCAACGTCCCTGCAGGTGAAATTGAAAGCATCGTGTTCGGCCAGCTAAAGGCATTATTCAAAACACCAGAAATGATTGTCAGGGTGTGGGAACAAGCACGGGAGCATGACACCAACATTAAGGAGTTTCATATCCGCGAAGCCTTTGCCGACATTGACCGCATCTGGGATGAACTGTTTCCAAGGGAACAGGAGCGCATTGTCAAACTGCTGGTCGAGCGGGTGATTGTAGGAAAAAATGGCGTTGATGTCCGCATCCGCGCAGGCGGTGTCGGCTCGCTGGTAACGCATGTACGCGCACTTCAAGCTGAAAAGGAAATGGCATGAGCGAAAATATGGAATATCTCGGTAACGGTGTCATCAACATCCATATCCCCTTCGCGGTGAAACGGCGCGGCGGCAGAAAATTAATTCTCTCTCCCAATGGGGATAACGCTGTTTTTGAAGCCAAGCCACACCAAGACAATTCGCTCATCAAGGTTCTGGTTCGCGCCTATAAATGGCGCAGGCATTTTGAAACCAGCAAATACAAATCACTTGATGAATTGGCAGAAAAGCTAGAGATAAATAAATCCTATCTGGCGCGGGTAATGCGCGTGAATTATTTAGCCCCTGACATTAAGGAATCCATTCTCAATGGCATGCAGCCGCGCACACTCACTACCACGGAACTATTGAAGCCATTCCCTGAAGCATGGACGGAACAGCGCGGTTGGTTCGGATTTTCTAAACCGCAGCTTTGATAATTCGGGTCACGACACCCCAGATTTGAAAGCCAGTGTCCGCACCAATTTCAATGGGACGATAATTATCGTTCTCGGGCATCAAAGACAGCGCATTTTTGGTTTTGTGCAGTCGTTTTACAGTTAAATCACCATCAACCGCCGCGACAACAATGTTGCCGTTCTTTGCCTCAAGGCCGCTATCCACCACCAGAATATCATCTGGCTCAATTCCAGCATTAATCATCGAATCGCCAAATGCCTGGACGCAGAAGGTTTTTGCAGGATCGCGCACCAAACATTCAGAAAGATTTAGTGTGTCGCCCACATGGTCATCGCCCCAACAAGGGCTACCAGCCGCAACTTTGCTTGCATACAAAGGGATTTGCCACCCTTGGTTTTCTACGAAATCTTTTACCGCATCATCCATGCTTGCGGGTATCCGTACAGTAATAGTTTTCTCACCGTATTTGCCTGTTCCTTTGGGTCGACCTGCTCCAGTTCGTGCGCCACCCCTAGCCATAAATATCCTCGGTTGTAATTCTCTATTGCAAAATCGTTAATTAGATAGAATAATGCAACATTATTCAAAAATCAACGGGCAAATAAAGGGATGGGAGTATGGCAGTATCGATCAGAACAGTGGTTAGTCACGTACCCAAACCTATGTGGAAAACGTATTGCGAGCACCACAATATTTCCTTTGCTGAACCAATTGATTGGGAGCAGGAAGACAAGGCTGTTGCCTCCGCTCTTGAAGATGCGATCAATGCTCTGCCCCAAGCCGAATATGAACCAATTCACGCCCACCTTGAACGCATCAACGTAGTCGCGAGCGAGCGTGGCATCAAGGCGTTGATCAACGCGAGCGATACGCCAGATGAGATGACTGCAAAACTCGAAGCCATGGAAAATAGCCACCACCGCGCCATGGCTATTTTCATTGAGAATGAAACTCTTTTCAAAACCGCCGAGGAACTGCTCTTTGTGGATTTCAAAGTCGAAGGCAGGTCGTGGCAGCACTACTCCATAAAAATGGAAGATGCGCTCGAAACCATCACCGAGGAGGATGCGAATGAATTCGCCTTCGAGGTGGCAAAAATCATCCGCCATAATTTCGACAACCGTGATGAATGCTGCGGCGAAGTTTATAAACGCTATTCCGATGGCACGCGCCAGATCAGTGTGTATGTGAACGATCTTCCAAACAGTAATATTCAGGTCGAGAAAAAGAAGCTACAGCGCGTGAGCACTAAGAAAGCGATTGTTGCGGCTGTGGTATATGACCCGCAGACAAAACAGCTTTGCACGGTAGTTGACGGCGGCAAAGAGAATCACGATCAGGTTCGCCCAGCCTTTGCCCAAGCCATCCTAAAACAGGAAGCCACCGAATTCACTGCCTCTGAACCTGTCCGCTTCGCCATTGATAAATTCAAGTCGCGTCCCGTTGCTCCGCTGCTTCAGACGAAGCCAGAGCACAACATCGAGGTGGTGCGGGTACGGAAATTAGATCTTTCCACCAATACACCTTTCAAACACATCATCACCGTGGACGCGATGGCGAATGGCAAGGATTCGGATATGTATGCGCTTCGCACATTCTTCGATGAAAGCGGCGCATTATATTCTAAATACAATCTGTTTCATGTCGTTCTGAGCTTCCACTTCCACCCGAAGGCTGGTGGCAAGCGTGGCCATGTGATCCATCTTTCTCTCAAGAAGAACGGCTCTGATCTCAAGCATCTGAAAGAGGATGATCGCCAGATGATCGAAGGCTACTTGAAGCAATGGGGAATCCTTGAGTTTGTGGTGACGGAACAGGCGGAAACTCCAGAAGCAGCAACCGAGAAGGAATATGCCTAAAAACCGTCATGAGTGGCTGATTCAGATATTCGATACGGGCGAACATATCACTCTCGCCGATGCAGGCCTGCAGGATAGGCAGTTATGGTTCGAAGCACTGGTGAAGGAAAAAGCACTTGTGCATTCGGGCAATGTGAGCCGCCTTTTGTGTCCGCAGTGCGATGAACCTCACGACATCACTGTCGATCCTACCACCTTCAAAGGCTACTGCGTTGACGCTGGCCATATATCTTTCACTGCCAAGCAGGTGATGCAATATCAGGCTTCTTCCGAATGGCTGATAGAAAATGCACGCAAATCCCTCAGCATTACTGCCACGGACAAAACCAAGGATATAATCACTGGCACATGCTGGAAAATTGGCTCGGCGCGGTTGGAAAAGAAACTCCGCCCCATTTTCCTGTGCCGTGGCTATGATTCATCGAAGAAAGCTGTAGATGACGGCATCGCGGCTCTGGCCGACGAAACTGGCATGGTATTCCTAACATCTCCTCACCAGCAGAATCCAGACAAAATTGCCGCGCACCGTGCCGTTTCTCTTATGCTCTGCCTGGGCGATAAGCCCGATAAGAGTCTCCTCAATGCGGACGTGCTTGAGCGGATGTGGAACAACCAGCCCGCTGAGAACGGCCAACTTACGCATTCAGCCGATTACCGTAACGTGACGTTGAACGGCACAACGCACCATTTCCCTGGCGATGGACAGCGTGCGTTTGTTCAACATCTCATAGAGCTTAATAAAAAAGGCCAGAAATCCGCCAAGACCTCGGAAGTTATGAGTGCCATTGGCATAGAAAGTACCCGTCGCATCAGCAATCTGTTCAACGGCCACGCGACATGGAAAACTCTCATTGGGTATGGCAACCCACGTGGCACATGCCACCTTCGGATCAATTAATCCGCATTCCTCACCAATCTCCTAACAAGCTGAGGCTCTAACTCCTCACCAGTCACCTGCGAAATTCTCCCTGGTTACATCAACAAACCAAGGAGAAGCATCAATGACTGGAACATTCCTTAATCCCAAGGAACTGGCCCAACGCTGGAAAATATCACCAAGCACCTTAGAGCGGTGGCGGTGGTTAGGCGTTGGCCCAAACTTTATCAAAATCGGCGGACGCATTCGTTATCGGCAAGAAGAAGTCGATGCGTATGAAGCCACGCACGACGAAGGCGCAATTCGGCAACTCGCCCAGCAAAACATGGCTTCCGAGCCAGAGGGGGTTGCATGAGCACGCGCATCACCCTCGAGCAGCTGACGCACATGAAGATCGGCGAGATCGCCAACCTTAGTCAGCAGGAAATCCAAGAACTTATCCGCGATGCCGACGAGTCCATACGCAAAGCAAAGCTGCTTCGCAAGTGGCTGGACGGTGCGCTCGAAGTTCAACGCCGTCAACGCGCCAAAAACCAACCAACCAAAGGAGAATAAAATGTTTAAATCCAAACTCGAAAAACTTTTCAAAGATGATTACACGGCAAAAAAGCTGCCTGAAAACATCCGCATCCCTGCACTGGGTGCGATTCATGAAGAAATCATCAAGCCAATTGCGGAAGCCACTCTTGATGAATTGGAATTTGCTGCGCTGGCCTTGGATAAGGAAGCGGATGCAATCACCACATGCGCTTACGCCATTCGCCGTCTTTACAAAGAGGCACGCAGCAAAGGCGCGCTTGGCGGTGAAAACATCCTTGATGCGCTTGCCCGCAAAGGGGGTGAATAATGACGCTCCCTATCATCAGTGCCGATGAACGCCTAAAGGAAACCAAAGGCATCAAAGGCTGCATTTTTGGCAAAAGCGGTATCGGTAAAACGTCCCTGTTATGGACGATGCCCGCTGAAACCACGCTGTTCTTTGACCTTGAGGCTGGAGATCTAGCGATTGAAGGCTGGCAAGGCGACACTATCCGTCCGCGCACATGGCAGGAATGCCGTGACTTCGCGGTGTTTATCGGTGGTGCAAACCCGTCCTTACGCGACGATCAGCCCTACAGTCCCGCGCATTACGCTGCGGTGTGTGAACGCTACGGTAATCCTGCTGCTCTCGATAAATACGATACCATTTTTATCGACAGTATCACGGTAGCGGGTCGCCTCTGCTTCAACTGGTGCAAAGGGCAACCGCAAGCATTCAGCGAAAAAACTGGCAAGCCAGATACGCGCGGTGCTTACGGGCTTCACGGTCAGGAAATGATCGGCTGGCTCACCCACCTGCAGCACACGCGCGGCAAGAACATCTGGTTTGTCGGCATCCTCGACGAGAAGCTGGATGACTTTAACCGCCGTGTTTACCAGCCGCAGATTGAGGGCAGCAAAACTGGTCTCGAACTACCTGGCATCGTGGATCAGGTGATCACCATGGCGGAAATGCCGACCGAGAGCGGCAC